GGTACCGTGGAACTTAATCCTTGACAATAACCCTCCGGGCCCTACTTCCCGGAGCAACAGATCATCGCCGTTGATGAGACAGCGATGACTCGTCCATTCCTTGAACGAGATTAACCCTTCGATCAGGAGATCGTTGAGGGCAAGGTCCACAACCACCTTATTTATAAGGCAAAGTAATGGGAAGCTCATCATGCTCCCCATAGGTTGTCCCCTAGTCGCCTCACGCCCGTCGAGCGTAAGTCTCCCGAGGACGCGCAGTGCTGCGCACTGCTCCTCGGTCAGCCCCTTTCCTTTGTCGATTAATACTTCGATGGCGGCTCGCGTGTATGCGGTCTTGACATTGTCAGTCGCAGATGCATAATCTACGCTGATATACGCGCCGCCATTCAACGAAGCGACTTGCTCATTGGTCGGGTCACCAGTGAGAAGCCATCCCTTCCTTCTGAGGGTACTGTACAGGGCGTGGTGCAACGGGTAAAGCACTTCTGTATTCCGTGACGAATACAGAGTAACTATCCGTGGTTTTCCCGCGCTGACAACAGAGAGCACCTCAGTGTCCCCGCTGAAAGGTTGTTCCAACCAGTTCCCTCCGTCGCGCCTTGCCCTGCCTAAGCAAGCGTGGCCATTCGGGACGTAAGCCCACTTACCTCGGTTCCAACCAGTCTCGACATTTCTGCCTAGCTGGTCCGCGAATTGACGTAGGTGGTCTGCCTCCACCTCCACCGTCTGGAACCTTTCCTTTTTCCATTTTTCTGTCTGCTCGACCAGCCTACTTTCGCAGGTCTGGCAAAAACTCTTTTCAAGTTTTTGGGCACTTTTGATCGACAGATCTTCCAGTTCCGTAAGGTCATCGAAACAGGACCGGATAGCGGATCTAAGATAACCGCATTCAATCCGGGAAGGGAGAGCACGCGCCCTCTTCAACCTGAATTCCTTAAACAGGAACTTAAGACAGGTCCTCGCCTTCCTCCTAAGGCGATGGGCAAATTGACAGGAGTCGGGGCCCAAACCGATCTCCACAGCTTGTCCTTTTTTCTTTGTCATGGTAGGGACTACTACCACGGGGCGATCGTCGACTGCGACCAGGCACCCGCCCTGGGCGCAGGGTTGACGTCTTTTCCAAAGAAAAGAACTCGACACGCTGCCGAGGGAAAACGAAACGGTGGAACCGTACGGAAGCCAGAAAAGACTAACTGGCTGAAATTGTCTCCGCATTATTCGTTTTCTTTTAGTCCCGATATTCAATTCGTTATTATAGACTACAGGGTCCGCGGGACGGACCCAGTCTTTTATGTGTTAGGAGGGCTAATAAAGGAATAGTAACCACCATGTCCACGGACAAGGAGGGTTTGCTACCTGGGACGGTTAATCCCCAGGTCTCGGTACGAGGTGTCGTTAACAGTTTCCTGCACCGATGGCCGATTACCATATTTCCGCTCCCCCCCCCTGTTCCCCTTACTA